TCAAAGTTGTATGTTGCAGCAGCAGCAGACACAACAGACAATGCTGGTCTTGTACCAACACGTCAGCTAACAGAAGTAATTAACGGCATTTCAAACGCAGACAGACCGTTTATTGATTCGGTCAGTACAGGTGCCTTGCCTGACGCTGGAATGACTTTTGAAATTCCTAAGATCACAGTCGCACCAACAGTCGCAGTAGCGTCTGAAGGCGGCACACCGTCAAACACTGACATGAACAGCGCGTTTGTTTCAGTAAATGTTCAAAAGTTCATTGGACAGCAGACATTCAGTTTAGAAATTCTAGATCGAAGCTCACCAGCGTTTTTTGATGAGCTTGTTCGTCAAATGGAATACGCATACGCAAAGGCAACAGACGTTGCCGTTGGAACAGCACTTATCAACGGTGGAACAGACGGTGGAAACCGCGCAGCACTAACAACTGGTGCTTTGGTCGCTGACTTTGTTTCGGACGCAGCAGTTTCAATTTACAAGGGAACATTGGGCTTTGCTCAAAACATTGTTGTCTCACCTGAGCAGTGGGGCGCACTTATGGGCTTGGTTGACAATTCAAACCGTCCAATTTTCCAGCAGACAATTAACCCACAGAACGCTGGCGGTACATTGACTGCAACAGCAATTCGCGGAAACCTACTTGGTTTGAATCTTCGCGTTTCAACTGCACTTACAGACGGTTCAGGAATCGGCGACAACACATTGATCGTTGTCAACCCAACCGCATACACATGGTATGAATCAAATCGCTTGCAACTTTCTACAAACGTGATCAACACAGGTCAGGTCAACGTTGCATACTACGGTTACGGCGCAGTGGCTACAAAGCTTGGCGCAGGTTCATACCGTTACATGGTTTCATAAGAAACCCACACTAATCATGCGCTACGTATCCTCCCGAGCGTAGCGCAGCCGAACGAAAGGAACCGAAATGCCAAGTATCATTTCAACAGCACAGCTGCGAACAGTGCTTGGCGTTTCGGTCTCCTTGTATCCTGACAGCGTTTTAGATGAAATCATTAACACCGCAGAAGCCGTCATTTTGCCCATGCTTGTGGCAAACACATCTGCCGTCGATTCATACGAACTTGATACAAACGTCGCTTACTTTTACACAGTGCGCCCACATTATTTTGTTGAGGGTCAATCAGTCATTGTGACTGGTTTGCCTGCGCCTTTTAGCAATACTTTTACACTTTTAAAAGACATTGGTGCTCGTTACTTTACAGCCAGCCTGGTAAATGCTGACGTGGCCATTCGGCCTATCGTGCCAAACGGCACAGCTACACTTTCGGGTTATTCAGCTGCAAATCTTTACGCAAATTCACCAGCAATTGAATCAGCTGTCTTGGCCGTATCGGTTGAGGTATTTCAATCACGTGTTGCAGCTGGTGGCGAAATTCAGGGCGTCGATTTTACAGCTACGCCTTATCGAATGGGTCGCAGCTTGACTAATCGCGTCAGCACATTGTTACAGCCATTTTTAGACGTTGAAACGGTCGTGCAATAGTGCCAGCTAATTCAATTGCCGAAACCCGCTCAGCATTAGCAAACGCATTTGCGTCACTAGCTGCCAACATTTATCCAAGCGTGCCAGAGTCGCCAATTCCACCTGCAATCGTGGTTGTCCCAGATTCACCTTACGGCGAAGTGGTGCTTATTGGTAAAAGCGAAGTAAAAGTCAAACTTAATTTTGCCATTTCAGCAATTGTTGCTTCAAACAGCAATGCTGGATCACTGGATAATCTAGAAAAGCTCATCATTGGAATTCTTGCGGCAATGCCGTCAGGATACGTTGTAGGCACAATCGAAAAGCCAACGGTTTTGGAAGTAGGTCAAAGCCCAATGCTAGTCGCCGACATCAACGTTTCAACTTACTACACACAGACAATCTAAGGAGTAAAAATGCCAACAACAGTAATAACTGGGCGCGACGTCACCTTTACTATTGGTGGCAATAATTACGACGCCCAAGCAACAAGCGCAGTATTGTCAAACAGCCCGACAATTGAAACTTACCAAACACTTGACGGCAAGGTGTATAAGCACATTGACGATCAGTTCACATTCGACGTCGAAATGCTTGCAGACTGGGGCGCAACAGGTTCACTTTGTGAAGGCTTGTGGAATGCAACAGAATCAGCACCAAACACAGGAATTAGCACAGTCATGACAGCTGCAAGCGGTGCAACATTTACATTCCAGATTTTGCCAGCATTTCCAAGCGTGGGAGGCAGCGCACCTGACGCACAAACAGTATCGTTGTCATTCACAGTAATTGGCACACCAGCCGAAAACTTCGCTTAAAAAATAATCGGGAGGAAAAATGAAGTTACCAATAACAATTGAATACAACGACGGCACGCAGATCACTTACGTGGCTGCACCGCCTGAGTGGGTTAAATGGGAAAAGCACACAGGCAACACCATTGCACAAGCGCAAGAAAAGATCGGCATTTCCGATCTAGTCTTTTTGGCATACAACGCCATGAAGCGCGAAGCTGCGGGAAAGCCTGTCAAGCCAATTGACATTTGGACGGAAACAATTTCCGAAGTGATCGTTGGTGAAGCAAACCCAAAAGCTACCCAGTCGGAAGCCTAAATCGAATCGTCTGGGAGGTAGCCTTGGCCACGGGGCTACCACCAGACGTATTTGAAACCGCCGAAGACATTTTGACGGTCATTGAGATTTTGGAGAGGCGAGCAAATGGCAACTGAAGCAATCAGCTACGACAAGGCTGAATTGCGTGCCATTGTAAAGTCTTTCAAGGCAATGGACGAAGAAGCTACAAAGCAAGCAAAAGAAAAAACCTCAGAGCTTGCAGAATACGTCAAACAAAAAGTCATTGGCACAGCTGGATCAGCCAACAACCGTGTTGCTTCAATTATTGCCAGCGGTGCAACTGTTTCAAAGTCATCAAAAATTGGTGAGATTTCCTACGGTTTTGCACGTCAAAAGTTAAGCGGGGGCGGCACGACTCAACAGGTTTGGGGCGGCTACGAATTTGGATCAAACCGTTACAAGCAATTTCCAGTGTGGTCAGGCCGTGAAGGTCGTGGCACACGCGGTTGGTTTATTTATCCAACCTTACGAGCTGTTCAACCTGAGATTTTAAAAAAATGGGAAGAAGCATTTTCCACGATAGTTAGGAAGTACAACTAATGGCTGGTAGTCGTACCCTTAAACTTTCAATTCTTGGCGACGTTGACGGACTTAACAAATCGCTTAAAACGGCGTCAGGTGACGTTGATTCATTTGGCGACAGAGTTGGTAAAGCGGGAATCGCAATAGGCAAAGCATTTGCCGCAGCTGCGGCCGCTGCTGGTGCAGCCGCAATTGCCATTGGTGTCGAAGGCGTCAAAGCTGCAATCGCTGACGAAAAAGCACAAACACAATTGGCGTTGGCCTTAGAAAATGCAACGGGTGCTACCCAAGCACAGATCAAGGCAACAGAAGATTCAATCCTGCAAATGTCATTGGCGACGGGTGTTGCTGACGACGAGCTACGTCCAGCCTTAGGTCGTTTGGTTAGATCGACGGGCGACATAACAAAGGCACAAGATTTACTCGCAACCGCACTTGACATTTCTGCGGCAACAGGTAAGCCAGTCGAAGCCGTGGCAAATTCATTGTCAAAGGCATACGACGGCAACACGGCAGCCCTTGGCAAACTAGGCGTTGGTCTGTCAACAGCTGAGTTAAAGACAATGTCGTTCGAGCAAGTGCAAGGACGTTTAACTGAATTATTTGGTGGCGCAGCTGCAAGAAACGCCGACACTTATGCAGGCAAAATTGCGCGTGTTCAAGTTGCCTTTGGTGAAGCAAAAGAAGCTGTCGGTACGGCATTGTTGCCAATCCTTGACACACTTTTGCAGTTTATTAACAACAACGCATTGCCAGCCATTAACGCATTTACTGACGCCTTTAGCATTACGGACAGCAAAGGTTTTGGCAAAGTTATCAGCGACGTTGCTGGCACTATTAAAAGCATTGTCACACCAATTTTTGAGGCTTTCAAAGTCACTTTTGACAGAATTAAAAAAACGGTCGTTGAAAATAAAGATGAGTTTGAAGCCTTTTTTGCGGTTGTTAAAGTTGCGGCACCTATCGTTGGTCGCGTATTAGGCGACGCATTTAAAGTTATTGGTGTGGTTGCAGACGCCACCCTAAATGTCATTGCCAATGTTTTAGGTGCGTTAAAGCCATTGATTAACGCTGCAATTGACGGCGTCAACGTTCTTATTCGAGGTCTTAATTTAGTTAAACCAGGTGCAGACATTGCACCGATTTCCAAAATTGGCGGTGGATCAGGTTCAACGGCAACGGGTGCTTTAGGCAATTTCAGCATGTCAACGGGCACGGTTTCGTCATCAACAACACCAACCATAAGTGTGCCAACAGGTTTAAGCACTGGGGGCGGATCAACTGGAAGCGGCATAGCTAGCGCAGCTGCTTCAGCTGCAACCGCAGCAAGCAATGTTGTTTCAGGCTCATTCAACGCTGGCAGTTTCCGTCAAGCCGAAGGCGGTAGCGGTACAACCATAAATTTGACCGTTACGGGCGCATTTGACCGTGAAGGCACAGCCCGCACAATTGTCGAGACCTTAAACAATAGCTTCTATCGCGGCACAGGTGGCGCAACTAACCTGCAACTAGCATGACGCAATGGAATCCAATTTGGCTGGTTGAAATCGACGGCGTTGAATACACTGACGCGGTTTTGGCAAACCTTGTTATTCGCAGCGGCCGAACAAACATTTATGAGCAGGCGCAGGCGGGGTACGTTAACATTCAGTTGATCGACGTCAACCAAACCGCAATACCAGTCAACATAAATTCGACCATTGGCGTTTCTATCAAAAACACATCAAACACGTTTGTGCCAATTTTTGGCGGCAACGTTGTTGACATTGGTTTGGAAGTTCGCGACGTAGGTTCAACCATGTTTACTCAGACTTACAACATAACGGCGTTAGGCGCATTGGCACGTTTGCCAAAAGTTATCTTTACTGACGCGCTTGCTCGTGATTTTGACGGCGACCAAATTTATGAAGTTTTGCAGTCAGTTTTGTTTGCTTCATGGGCACAAGTACCAGGGTCATTAACCTGGGCAACTTACGATCCTGCTACAACGTGGGCAAATGCTGGCAATACTGGACTTGGTGAAATTGATCGTCCAGGTAATTATGACTTGTCGGCACGTGCTGGTAGTGCTGATCCAATTGACGTTTATTCGCTTGTGGCAGCATTGGCAACATCTGGACTTGGCTATTTATACGAAGACGCACAAGGCCGCATTGGTTATGCTGATTCAACTCACCGAACCAATTATCTTGCAGCCAACGGTTATGTCGATCTTGACGCCCGCCATGCACGCGCAGCTGGTCTACGTATTGACACCCGCGTGGGTGACGTACGCAATGCAATTACTATCAAATACGGCACAACCAGTCAAAATGACGTATCAGACAGCGATCCAGCGTCAATTGCTATTTACGGCAATCTTGGTCAAGTCATCACTACGACGTTACATGACTCAGCTGACGCCACGGCACAAGCTGCATTTTATTTGTCATTGCGTGCCAACCCACAACCGATTTTTAGTGAGATTTCCTTTGACCTGACAAATCCTGAAATTGACAATGCTGACCGTGACAAGCTGATCAATGTTTTTATGGGCGAAGCAATCGCCCTGCAAAACCTACCCTTGAACATGAATTCGGGTACATTTCAAGGTTTTGTCGAAGGCTGGTCGTTCAGAGCTTCATACAATCAACTTTCGGTCACATTGCTTTTGTCACCACTTGCCTACTCGTTGCAGGCAATGCGCTGGAATGACGTGCCAGTGACAGAAACATGGGCAAGCGTGTCGCCGACTTTAGACTGGGCAAATGCCACAATAGTGGCTTAACGAAAGGAAACTCAATTGGCAAACCCGACCACGAATTATGGTTTTGTTCTTCCCACGTCGAGCGATTTGGTAACGGATTTACCAGCTGACTTTGATGTTGCATTGCAGGGCGTTGACACACGGCTTAAGGCTTTACAACCAGGTACGACGCTTGGTGATCTTGCTTATTCTTCAGCAACGGCCAACACGAACACCCGTTTGGGCATTGGCAGCAGCGGACAGGTGCTCGCAGTCAGCGGCGGAGTGCCAGCATGGACAACCCTAACCAGTTCAAGCGCACTTACCTTAATTCGACGATCATCATTTTCAAACGTAGCAAATACAGGCACAACCTTTGACACAATTTTTTCAGCAACATACAAAAATTATTTGGTGGTTATTGAAAACATAAGTGCTGCAACCGCAGCAAATGACTTACATGTTCAATTTAGAAATGGCTCTTCAACTTTAGCGTCAGATTACTATGGCGCACAATTTGGCGTGCAGTACGGAAGTACGAGTTTGATCACC